GTTACGACCTTGCCTTTATTTTTTGCTTTTCTTTTAGCACGAAATTCTATTGTTTCGTTTTTGTCTGTAATAATTTTATTGAGACGAGTTGTATTGTATGATATATGTAATATCTCACACGCCTCTTTTTTAGTAATAGGCTTCTCTGCAGCGAGTAATTCTATTACTTTGTTGATATTTGCTTCTGAGAGTTTCTCCTCTCTTTTCTTTCTAACTGCCATCTTTGATCACTCCTTTGTGAATTAAATAGTCAATGCTTATCCATCCAAATACCCAATTAATCATTTTTTAACTCCAAATGATAATCGTTTAACTCTTTGAGTTCTTCTTCATGCATTGCGCCTAGTAAAATGATTGTATAATGAAGGACTTTGTATAAGTCTTTTTCATTTTTACCATCTTTCTTTCCAAAACGCTGTGCATATTTGATTATATTACCAATACAAAACCCTTCTCCATGCCCATTCTCAAATACTATCTCTGTAGTTTGAGTTTTTGCTTGGGCATAATGCTGATCATAAGTACTGTCTATATAATTTTTCAGTCTAGTCTGAATTAAATCTTCGTTAAATTTATACACGAGTTATCCTTTTTTCGTAATCGGCATAATCTTCATTCCACCAATGTGGTTTGTCTCTGTGAGACCAAGCTGCGAAGGTTGCCTTGTCTAAGTGGTAATAATCTCGATAGCTTTGTATCGGATTGTCATAATCTCTAAGATCCTCTGGCATTGCCAGTCCGAACTTAGTAAAACCTACTCTTTCAAGATGTACTGGATCAGGTAGTTTGTTTACTACTTGTTCTACTGATTTGTGTAGTTTTCCATAACGATAGTAGTATTCATCATTCAATGCGTTAGCATAGCAATGAACCCACTCATGGTTATCCAATGACTCCCTTGCCCAGATTGTGCAGGGATGATTGTACATCATTGGAAGGTAGGGGAAGGGTCGCTCCTCAAGTGGCAGATGCTTAATTTCGGCTTTAACCTTGTTAAGAACTTCTCGTTCTTCTGCATTCAACGCACGAGGAACATACCCTAGAAATTTGTCAATGTAAATTGTTGTACAAAGAATCTGGGCAGCCTCTAGTGGCATCTTGACAATATGCTTGTCAACATGATACTGTGCTGCCTTATCGAGATCCTCGTCTAAATAAAATAAATTCATATCTTACTTCCAACATTTGTATACGCCACAGAGTTTGTCTGCGTTTTCTGTAGTCTTACAGTACGGACAAACTTTTTTCTCTGACTTGATTTTTTTGATTTCTTTAAACTTTTTCATAATGTATATTATACTAAAATTATGAAATAAAGTCAAGAACTATTTTCCAGATCCGTTAATTTTATCCTTAGCTGTCCCAGCATAAAGACCAAACCAAGCTGCACCTGCACCGACAACAATACTGATTAAACCAGATTGTTCCATTGTGGGGTCTTCTAAAGCCATAAACCACATTGTGCAATAGTATAATAGGAAAATATATACACTAAGAAATGCTCGGGGAAAGATCCTCCATGCATCAATCATGTTTGAAAGAAAAATCCAACGCTGCCACGGATTATCTGGCTCTCTGTTGGCTTCCATCTCTACTATTTTTGCTTTTAGATTAGAGTTCTCTTGTACAAGTTCCATGAACTTACTAAGGTCGATTTCAACCTCATTTCGACTCATATCACCTGCGAATCGTTCATCTGCCATTTAGCTCTCCTTTGCCTGTTGCTTTGCTTTGCCAACATTGATCGCAAACCAGTCTAGAACTTTATACATTTTTCCAACTAGTTTGTCGTCTTTTGGTGTGTCAGTACAAGCTGCAATAATTGAAGCACTCATGACCAACCAAGGGATGACTTGAATCCATCCGATTACCCATTGTAAGAATCCTAACATTCTTCTCTCCTAATCCTCTTACGAGGCTTTCCCAATCAGTAGGGATCTTTGTAGCCATCTATACTGGTAAGACGTAAGTCCTCCCATTTATTTGTATCTAATCGATACAGTAATATAGAATCTGATTCAGACTGTTTGACTACAGCTGGCACAACATCAGCCCTTAGTGTACAAGGTATACTGTATTGTCTACCAGACTTTAAACTTGTAAAACTTACTTCAACAACAAAATCTTGAAGTAGTTTCTGTAATTTATTAAATTCTACCATTTATTTTTTATTTTCTTGAAGTTGATCTAATCTAACTTCTAGTTCTTCGCACCAATCTTCTATTATTTCTAATCGTTCTTGTAGATGGGGATGTTTCTCAAAGTATTTTGCCCCTTTCATTGCATCTCTGTATGCTAGATAGGAATTCCACCAACTAAATATTCTCTTGAACATAAAATATTATGTCTCCAGGTGTACGAAGAAGTTTTATATCTTCGTCTGGTATTGTTACATTGAACTCGTTTTCGACATCAACAATAATCTCAACCATGTCAAGACTATCTGCATTTGTTTCATCAATAAGATCGGTAGTTATATTGATGTCTTTTCTATTTAATTGTTGTTCAATTATTTGCATTATACTGCATCTAATTCCCATTTGGTGATATATCCTCTGTCGTTACTTTTCGATAATATACTACTACATCTTTTAATTCAGTAATATATCTTTTTAATTCTTGCGTATTATAAGCCATTAATTCATAGTCTGGTATTGTCATAGCTAAAAATACTAATTCGCCCTCTTGATCCTCAATACGAGCCAACTGATCTTCCCAGTTCTCGGGGGTGACTACTATCCAAGTAGGAGTCTTAAGATCAATCTCTCTAGGCATAACGGGCTGAACGATAGTTCGTTCTATAGGTTTTGCACTTACTTCTACTACTTTAGTTGGAATTAGGCTGCAACTGGAGCCCATCATCAAGATCGTCAACGGTACTGCTAAGTTCCTCAATACCCTCAAATGCGTGTTTTGTTCCATTATTTATTTTCCTCTCCAGATCAACTGGGTCTGCTAAGATTTTTGCAGTTAATTCATAGTTTTGAATAAACTGTGTATATCTATTTAATTCTCGTTGTGCTGCTTGACTTTTAACTGTCATTGCTTGCAACTGTTCTGTTTGTAAGCTAAAATCATTTTGCATAGTGGCGATTGTTTCTTCTTGGGTAGCTACTGCTCCCTCTAAAGCTGCGTTGTTAGCTACTAGAATCTTATTCTCATTCCACAGCCAATAACATATTCCACTTAATACTAATAATAAAGCTAAAAAGAATTGATTCATTACATTTCCTCTATTTTATAGTTAAGTCCTTCTGCTCCATGCATCTCTATGACTTCACCGCTTTCAGTTCTGAACTTTAAATGATTGGGCTTTGTTATAAGAAACTTTTTAACAATAAAAGTTTCATCATCTGCATCTCCCCATATCTGATTATAACTCACAGTCAATGTATACAGCGTTATAAATTTGCTTTTTAAGGCAATCCACCACCTTTTCATTGTTGCGATAAATCCTTTTATTTTGTCCATTTATTCTACTCTCTAGTTGATTTAGCTTTTGCCAATTCGCTAATTCTATTTTGCGAGTTATCTCTAACTCTGCTTTATGCCTTGCATGGTCATATACAAAGAAACAGGCAAGCACCACTAATAGTAGTGGTACTGCCATTCTTTCCGTTAAGTTCCTGTTGAAGTACTCGTTGATGTTCCTGTACCTGTGCTTGTAGTAGTTGCAGTTACAGTTGTAGTCACTGGCATTGCCTCTAACTCAGCTATAATATCTGCTACTGTAGTAGTCGTTGCACTTGTATTTCCTGCCTCTACAGTTGTAGAAGTTGCTGGAGTACAATTACTTTGACACTCAAAACCTGCTGCTTGGTTGAACGTTGTACCTGTAGGAGCTACGGGATCTACATCTTTTGGTTGGTTGTTATACCCCCAAATCAATGCTAATACTAATAATATATCCATGATTTCCTATATGTTAGACCAGTCCTTACCTTCAAAAAGCAGAGCTTCTGCTTCTCTCCTACGAACTAATCCTTCTAATACTTTGCCGCCTGCTTTGTTCCAGCGTTTAATCTGGGCAGGGACGCCTTCGTAGTCGCCACTATTTAATACTTTTAAAAGAGTAGAACTACTTAAGTTGGTCGGACCGAGGTTGAATGTCCATGATACTAATGCATCGAACATACACTGGTCGAGTGAGATGGTTACTTGATTAAGAACATGCTGTTCGTACTCCGTTAGTTCGTGTACTAGCATTTCCTCTGCTTGTGGTTTTGTGATAGACATTCCTTCTGATACGCCTTTGATATGACCATATCCTATAGTCCATATTCCTACTGCGTCTTGATAAGCGTCTAGTTCACAACCTTCAAACTTTTTAATAAGGGATATACCCTCTTGTGATATTTTCATAATGTAAAACTTTCTCCACAGCCGCAACGGGCTGTTTCTTGTGGGCTTCTGATTTCAAAATATTCATTTAACCCATCTTCTGTCCAATCAATACTTATTTGATCGACATAACTAAATGTCATCGGATCTACAGCTATAATACCATAGAATACCGCATCACTTGAAACATTTGGTTCTTCCAAATAACTCAAGTCATACGACCACCCGTTACATCCGTTTGGTTTCATGCCTAAACGCAATCCCCAAACTTGTTTATTTTTTACTTTCTGCTTTAGTCTTTCCAAAGCATCTGCACTTACGATTACCATATAATAAATTAATGCGAGTGGGCAGTTGCCTGCCCTCTCGACTTAGGTCTTGACTTGTACTAAAATATTTGACCTGTGCTTGCAATTACAGCAAACCCAAACATACAAGCTAGAAACATTGTTCCTAATGCGTCTTGTATGTCCTCATATTTTTGTACTTGTCTAAAACTATTTATTATTGTTTTCATTTAATATCCAATACTTTACGATTGGAGTTCGGAGTTTTAGACAAGGCGATAGTCAATAGTCCATCTGTTAGTTCGACATTGTCAACTTTTAAGTCTGCGTTTAACATAAACTTACGCTCAAAAGATTTAAGACTGAGACCTTGATGTGAGAATCTTTCACTCTCACTCAGTTTTCGTTCTTTTTTCCCCTTGATGAGTAGTTCATTATCTTCATGAACCAACTCAAGTTCTTGTTTAGACCAACCTGGCACTGCAACCTCTATTCGAAAGTTGCCTGTGTCCACATTCTCTACAATGTTATATCTTGGATATGATGTATCAGTGTTGTGTAACAACCACTCATTGTTCATACCAAGCCAAAATTTACTAATATCAATCGTCATATTATTCTCCTAATTTCCTTTTCAGTAAAACTATGCCAACCCTTTCGGTATTGACGCCATTGTGCAAGAAACCCTTCTTACACTTATGTATATTATACTAAAAAGTAGACCAAAAGTCAACAACTATTTTTTGGTTAGTCCTCGAAGTCGATCTTACCCTGCTCTTTCATATAATCGAGCGTGGCACCTATGCCTTCCTGTTTACCAGTTCTGTATGCTAAGTAAATACTACTAGCGAGTATTATTATGTATGCTATATCTATATCCATATTTTTTCTCCATAACATATATTATACACAATTCATGACCTCATGTCAAGTACTAAATTAAGGGTATCTAAAAATAATTCTTGACTTATGGTTTTCGATTTGATATAATAAGAGTATGATTTATAAAAGAGGTAAATGGTCTACGAAAGAACGACAGACACTGAAAGACCTTTACAATAAAATCCCTTTAACCGAGTTATCAAGTAGATTGTTAAGACGAACTACTAGCATAACCTCACAAGTAAACTATCTTCGCAAAAGAGGATGGGCGTTTCACAGGAGAACCGATGAAAGTAATTGAATTTCCCAGAATGAGAAAAGCAGATGATATTAGCGATAAGCTACTTGCCGCTGTCATTGTAGAAGCACAAAAGCTTGGTCTAAATACTACTGACCAAGACTTCGTATTCGACATGGCATGGGTTCACAAGTTTATCAAAGCTACTGTTGACAATCAATGCAATATTGCAAATGATCTGTGCCGCCTAACAAGAGCACAGGGTTTGAATGAGAGTTGAGGTTAAAGGACAATCAGTTGAACGAGCAATTCGTCAGCTTCGAAGAAGATTAGATCGTGATGGTCTAAAAGAAAGAATAAGGGAACTCGAATTCTACGAGAAACCAACAGCTAAAAGAAAAAGAATGAAAGCTGCAGCACAAAAACGCCAACAAAAACTCACAGCCGAACATAACAGATACTTGGCACGAAGACCACGGCATAAGAGATAGTCTCAAAATCGATCACATTTTACCACTATTGTTTTTCGACTTTGTACTTAATACTTCCTAGCAATACGACTATCAACCGTAGGCATTCCAAACTCATAACTTAGAATTTTTTCATGTTAGCAGTTTCGAAAGAGAGTCTTTTTCTGGTAGTAAAAACAAGCGAAGAAATCCAAAAAATGTTTACCACTAGAAGAAAGATTAAAATAAATTATCATGAATGAAACTCAAACGAAAACACAAATTCATACCCCATGGAAAAATGTTTCTAGCTTTTTTGATAAACTTGTGGTATAATATTATTATCTAATTAAGATAGTTACTCCGACAATCATTGATTTATCACTCATGCAAAATGAGCCTCAAGCATCATTACTTCGTAAATGAGATCTGGAGGTAGCGTCAGCGCACCGCAAGATCACAACTACGGAGTTAATGCTATTTAGGCGATTGCTTACGATATATCTTATGTCAACAATATCACACCAAAAGAAAGTCAACTATCTTACTTCGACTTTCTTCCAATCATCAACTTTTCAACACTTAACTACAATTGCGTCCGATTCGCAAATATTTTTTACCAATGATTAAGACTATTAAGTCGATTTGTTACTTATTCTTTGTGGGTATATGTATAAGTTATAACGATATGCCTTCAAGTTTATGAAAATTATCCCTAGTATGTTATACACCCGCTATGACTTTAGTCATGATGGCGGATTGGAACACCCGCCTTGACTTTTATTGTTGTATCATGCGTAGATTTGTAACTTGTGTGGTGAAGGTAATATTCTCATCCTTCAAAGTTACTGCTAGTTGCATATTGAGTTGAGGCTCTGGTTGTGGACTAGAGATAACCTCAAAGTATTCTCCATGTTCTGCTATGATCTTCCGAAGTTTGTCATTTCTAGGAAAGATTTTTGCGTATCGCTTATCTCTCCAGCCCATCTTCAACTCCTAATTCATCCATAACAGCTTCCACTAGATTTTTTAAATCTGCTTTGGGAGCTTTCTCCAAACCAGCAATTTTAGTACTATCTATATCAAGCATGTCTGCTACTGATTCTACTAGCTCTTTCTTTGTAATAGGATCTTCGCCAGTCTTGGTTTTATAAACAGTTTTCTTATATACACCTTCACGACTTAGCTTTCCTATGATAGATTTTACACTCTTATTAAGTTCTTCTGCCAATTCATCAACAGTTTCTCTACTAGGGTTATCTTTATAAGCCTCTACCATATACTTTACTTGTTCTTCTGTATAGTTTACACTCATACTATTACTCCTTTGGAATGACCTGATAGAAATTCTTCCTGCTCTTTAATAATAGCTTCAATTTCGTTAGGTTTCATACTCCATACTTTAGTTAGATTTCGTACTATAGCTTGGTGGCTAAGACCTTCTTCCACACCCATTTCATAATCAATGTGGATGCATATTTTTGTTCCATCAGAGATTTGCATTAGCTTCCTCCCTTGCCATTTGGTCAATACAGTCATCTATTGTTAGCAATGGACTTGTTCTAACTTCTTTATCTCGAAGTCCGTCTTTATTCCAGTATTCTGTATCAACACTGCCATCATTGTAGGTAGTTGTCCATGTCTTTATACCATTTCTTTTAGCTACCATCATGATTTCTTTAGTTTTCTTTGCCCATATCTCAGCATTTAAAACCTTTCTTCGATACTCCACTTTTTCACTATGCTCACTCATTAGTCGTCTCCTCTGCTGTTTGCATAAATAAACATTCCGATTGCAAAGGCAGTAATACCTAGTACAAATGTCCACACAAATTCATCATATGTCATTTTCTGCCCTCACTTCACTTCTTGCTGTTTCAAAGCCATTTGGATACCTAGCCTCTAATTTTTTAATATTTTCATCCATTACTTCGTCAGGTGTGTAGCCTAAAGCTATGCATCCCTGAATCCAATACCAAAGTATGTCGCCCAGTTCTCGTTTCATATGAAAACGATTGTCCTCATTGAACTCTTTTCCTTGAAATACCATTTTCTTTAGTACTTCGGTAAACTCACCACTCTCAGCCAACATGCCTATCGCAGCTGTCAGAACTCTCGGCACATTGATATTATCTTTTGCCTCTAGTTCGCTTGTGCTGTTAATAAACGCTAAGAAATCCTTAGATTGTCTACTGGTTGTTGAGTCTACAAATTTTGCATAATCATTGATTTTGCTCATATTATCTCCCAAGTGTTTTTAAATCCATTTCGGTTATGTACTGATAACCACCTTTGTTGTAGGTAATACCTACTTGCTTTTTGCGTTTGTGTGCAATCGTTTTTGCACTAACTTCGCCACAGGGTAAGCATAACCTGTAGCCAAGTTCCCATCGTGCTGGAGGTATTCTGTTTCCACACTTACACCACATCTTCAAGATCCCTTACTAACTCTGTAGATTTGATTATTTCTCCACTAGCTAACACTATGTTCATGTAGCGTGAGTTTTTCTTGATAGGCATGCCGTGCCATTGTTCAATATAAGCGTTTTGCTCATATGTTTCTGGGTGTCTAATGCCCACTATTGTACTACCATTCGCTTTCATTCCAATGTGGTAGTGTTTCATTGGATTTCGTTTCCATACTAATTTGTACATATATTCTCCTGTTGTTAAATACAATACTATACTTTCAGCACTAAGCCTTTCAGCTTAGAAAGTATACTATTGTACTCAATGGTGAGGGCTACAATCTCCTCGTTAAGCTCATCTAGTTGCTCTAGCATGACTTTCAAGTCATCCTCCACTAGCTCTAAGTGGTGATTTAGCATATCTATTTCTTCTTGCGTGTTAAGTAAGTCTTTACTTGGAAATTGTATAATTTTGCCCATGTTAATATCTCGGTCTATTGTTAAAGTAAATTAGGATTACAACTAATATAATTACGATTGCAACTTCGGTCGCCATGCTATTGTATATCCTCTACGCACTAATTCATTTCGTGCCTTCATTATTTTCTTCGGTTTAGAACTAAAGTCGTTTAGATACTTAATTAGTTCTTCGCTAGGTGTTTGTTTAAGATAGTAGTGCTTGTACTTCTTAATAGGGTTGTCTGTTCTCATCATGCGACCCCTCGCATCTCTTGCGTGAATAACTTCACTTTCTTTCCATTTAGCTGGCATTGTTTTCTCTCCTGTTTAAAAATTCTGAGTACTTCATGTACATTCCGTTGCCCATATAAAGCCATGGGTCTGCTGGTCTTTTTGGTTCTTTACCATTACCTCTGTGATTTTGCGACATCCAGTTGCCTTTAGATAATACTTTTACTTTTGTCATTTCACAATCCTCACAGTTCCTACTACTGACTCTACTTCGTCATCTTTGATTTCGTACTTAGCGAAACCACCTTTCCAATAGCCGATAGCTTCTCTACGCTGTAGTTCTTTGCGTACCATAGCTCCCTCACTACCTTGCTCGCCGATGCGAGAAAGTAAGTCTAAATTGTTCATGTTCATAACTTCTAATAATTGCATTTTCTTCTCCTATGTGTTGTCGCTGTCGTTATACTTTACTTTGTGCTTGTTGTAGCGTGAGTACTTTGTTTTGTCTCGCATACGAACTGCCCTGCAGACCTTTCGTGCATACTTCGCTACTAAATTTTGCTTTTTGTGTTTTTTCATAATAGATATATTATACAGACATTTGAGATAAATGTCAAGAATTTTTTTAAGTTTGGGTATAAAATTTTGATGTGAGGGGTTTGGAGGGAATAAAAAACCCTCTGAACTTGCTATCATGACTAACGAGTAAAGAGGGGGAAATGTTAATATTGCATCTTTCGATATGCTTTCTCTTTTCCACTAGAAAACATTAAAACCTGAGTGGGAGTTT